CAAGTTCGTAAAGTACGCTAAACTTTTAATATCTGACTTAAATTTGCGGTGGCTGCGTCAAATTACAGCGTAAATATAAAACTAAATACTACAGCAGCTAAGAATGACTTACAGAAACTAGAAGCACGGATAAATAAATTACGCAAAAATTTAAACGAACCACTAAAGATAGATACAAGAGTATCAAAAATACAAGAAAAGATAGCCAAAAGCAAAGATGCTCAAAAAGCATCAATGATCGAAACTAGAAGATTAGGGGATCAAGTACAGAAATTAGCCGATAAAGGACTAAAAGTAGACAAAGCAAGGGCAGCCATAAAGAAAGCAGCAGCATTAGATTCTAAAAATCAACTAAAAGCAGCAGCAAGTCAAAGAAAAATAGCTGAAAATGAATTAAAAACACAAACCGCTATAACTGAACAGGTGGCAAAAAGAAGTCAGTTAATTGCTTCGGGTAAATTTGCAGGAGGAAGAAACTTCGGACAAATTGGTGGATCTATAGGGCCAGCTTTACCTCCAGGAGCAGGAGCAGGAGGAGGAAGATCAGGTGTTTTATCAGGAGCATTAATAAGTGGTGCATTTCCGCTGTTATTTGGGCAAGGGCCATTAGCTGCTGCTGGTGGTTTTGGAGGTGGTTTACTTGGAGGAAGATTAGGTGGGCAGATGGGAGGTTTTGCAGGAGGTCTAATTGGTACAGCAGTAGTAACAGGATTACAAAGTTTTGTAAATAGTGTAACGGAGTTAGGAAAGTCCATAGAGACATTAAATGGTCAATTTAATTTATTAACTCAAAAATCTTTATTCAGCACTAAAGAAGCAGAAAACAGAGCAAAGATATTACAGGCATTGGGAGAAAGAGAAAAATTAGCTACTTTATTATCTGAAGAATTAACAAATGTACTAGGTCAAGACGGAGCAGAAAAATTAAGGAGAGCATCAGAAGCCTCTAAGGAATTAAGTAAAACATTTGCAGAGCTCACAATTAATCTACAGTTAGCTTTAGCTGGTCCGATATCTCAATTCTTAAAACTTGTAAATCAAGTACTGGATCAGGGTACTGTTATTTCTCTAGGTCAAGGAAAAGGAACAGTCAATTTAGGTCCAGGAGAAGAAAAGTTTCTCAGAAGTTTTAGTGGTGTGTTAGCGAATATGAATCAATCCCAGATTGATAGAATACTGAGAGCAGAAATAGGAACTAATGTAGAAGGATTAAAAATAACAAATGAAAGAAGGCAAGCCATAAGAAAATTTGATTTAGCTAGACAAACTAATCCTGCTGGATTAGATGCGTTTTTGGGAGGAGATAGTAATTTTGCAGGAGGTAAAACATTGTTAGAAGTTGATGCTGCCAGAGTTGCTAGTGCCCAGAAAAAAGTAAAAGCTATGCAAAAAGAAATAGAGTTTTCCAAATTAGTTGTAGAAGAGGGTTTAAAAGAGGCAGATATACAAAAACAAATACAATCCATAACTGAAAATCTAAATGAGGAGGAATTAAAACTTCTAGATACACAAGGGTTAAGTGTGAGAGCTTTAGTAGAGAAAAATAATCAAGCTAAACAGCTAGTAGAAAATGCAAGAATGATTGAGCAGTCATTTAAAAATTTGACCCAAAATATAAGTACAGATTTAGCACAGGGAATACAAGGACTAATCCGTGGAACGTCAACTCTAAATGATGTACTCAATAATGTACTGAATAAAATGATAGACGCTGCATTTAATATGGCTTTCTTTGGTAATGCAAGTGGAACTTTAACGAAAGGATTAGGTTTATTTGGTAGTTTGTTCGGAGGATTTTTAGCTAATGGTGGCCCAGCACAAGCAGGAAGATCTTATATTGTAGGAGAGGAAGGACCTGAGTTATTTACCCCAAATACCAGTGGAACGGTATCCCCAAATAGTTCTTTAGGAGGATCAACAAATATAGTTGTAAACGTAGACGCTTCTGGATCTAATGTTGAGGGTGATGAAGCAGAGGGAAGAGAATTGGGTCGTCTAATCTCAGTTGCAGTACAATCAGAAATAATTAAACAGAAAAGACCTGGAGGCATACTCGCATAATGGCTACATTTCCTTCAATCAAGCCTATTTATGGGCAACAAAAACGATCAGCACCAAAAACTCGTAAAATTGCTTTCGGTGATGGTTACGAACACAGAATATTATTCGGACTAGCAGAACATCAAAATCCAAAAGTTTATAATTTTACTTTCAATGTCTCTGAAGTCGAAGCAGACGAAATAGAAACCTTCCTTGATGCCCGTGCAAACGACAGTGATAGCTTTGATTTTACCGCACCTGGAGAAACTGCTGCACAGAAATTTGTTTGCGAAACTTGGTCTAAATCAATACCATATAACAATAGGTCTACAATTCAAACAACATTTAGAGAAGTATTTGAACCATGAGTACTGCTCCGATTATTACTGATCTACAGAAGATCAACCCTTCAGCAATAATTGAATTATTTACTTTGACAACCGATGCAACTCTGCACGGGTCCGCACAGACATATAGATTCCATAATGGAACGAGTTTAAACGCCAACGGAGATATTATCTGGGCTGGTAATCAATATTTAAAAATGCCAATACAGGCAGAAGGTTTTGCTTTTACAAAAGGGCAGTTGCCTAGACCCACACTTACTGTTAGTAATGCTCTTGGAACTATCACAGCTATACTATTAAATGTAAATCAGGTAACAGCAGGAAATGATTTAACGGGGGCTACTGTAGTAAGAATTAGAACTTTGGCACGTTATCTTGATGCTGTTAATTTTCCAACAACTACAACCAGCACTACGACTACAACAACGATTGCTGACCCTGCTGATGCTGAATCTGTGACTTATACAGTGACAGTTGTACAGGATTCTGGGGGTAATAATGTTTTTGCAATAAATGGTGTTCAAAAACCTGTAATAACAATGAAACGTGGGTCAACTTATACTTTTAATCAATCTCATAGCTCAAATGTTGGGCATCCTTTAAGGATAAAATCTGATGCTGGAGGGCAACAAACAACTACCAATACTGGAACTCTTGGAACAGATGCAGTAGTTATCTATCAACCAGCATATCCTTCTGCTCCGAATGACTTGAGATATTACTGCACAGTTCATGGAAATGGAATGGGTAACACGATTACAATGAATGATCCAAATACAACGACCCAGGATACTACAACAACTACAACCCAACAGGTAAATCCACTAGGTACACCAGATCCTACAGCAGAGTTTCCTCAAGAAATATATAAAATTGACAGAAAGGCATCAGAAAACAGAGAAACCGTACAATTTGAATTAGCAGCAGTATTTGATCTTGCTGGTATCAGAGCACCAAAAAGACAATGTACCAGAACTGAGTTTCCTTCGATTGGTACGTTTATAGCATGAGTTGGAAATATAAAGCACTACTTCACGCCCAACGAGAAGATCCTAAAGAGTCTTGTGGGCTTCTGTTAAATATTCGAGGAAAAGAAAAATATTTTCCTTGTCGTAATTTATCAATGACAAATCATCAATGTTTCATTATTGATCCAGAAGATTATTTAAAAGCTGATAATACTGGAGAGATAACAGCCGTTGTTCATAGTCATCCCATAACACCTCCAACTCCTAGTCAGGCTGATAAAATTAGTTGTGAGCAAAGTAATCTTCCGTGGCATATTGTCAACCCAAAAACAGAACAATGGGGGTATTGCGAACCTTGTGGATATAAACCAGGTTTATTAGGTAGGCCATGGGTCTGGGGTGTAACCGATTGCTGGAGTTTGGTTAGAGATTGGTATAAAGAGGAGAAAGGTATTGAACTCAAAGATTGGGATAGACCCACGACTCCAGAGGAATTTGTATTAAATCCATTATTTGAAAGTTGTGCATGGAGAACTGGTTTTAGAGAACTCAGACCAGATGAGAAAACAATAAATGGTGATGCGTTATTGATGTCTATAGGATCTCCTGGTTTAAATCATGTAGCTATTTTCTTAGATGGAGATGTTTTACATCATTTAACCGATAGACTATCTTGTAGAGAGCCTTATTCTCAATGGTTATTAAAATGTACAGGAGGGAGGTATCGTTATGTTGCGTAAGTTAAAGCTATATGGTGAGCTTGCAGAATTTGTAGGGCATAAAGAATTTGAAGTAAAGGTAGAAAGTTTGTCTAAGGCAGTTAGTTTTCTTATAAATAATTTTCCAGGTATAGAGAAATATATGAATCCCAGACACTATCAAGTAAAAGTAGGTAATTATGCAATAGCAGAAGATGAAATTCACTACCCTATAGGGCAACAGGATATTCACTTTGTACCAATAATTAGCGGTGCTGGCAGAGGCACAGGTAAAATACTGCTAGGGGCAGTTTTGATTGGAGTTGCTTTTGCTACAGGAGGGGCTGTAGTACCTTACGCTCCATTAAAACTTACTACAGGTGGCTTTGTCGGAGGAGCAGGAATAAGTGCAATAGTAGCAAATGTAGGTTTGGGATTAGCTCTTATGGGTGTATCTGAAATGCTAACTCCTTTACCTAAAGATAGAGACTTTAATAGTGAAGAAGATCCTAGGCTGTCATACAACTTTTCTGGAACGCAAAATACTTCACGGGCTGGAACTCCCGTTCCAATTTGTTACGGAGAGATTATCACTGGATCGGTGGTCATCAGTGGTGCTATTGATACTCAACAGGTACAGGCATGACAAACGCACCAAAAAATATTATTGGTTCTGGTGGTGGTGGTAGTCCTCCGCCTCCTCCTCAACCAACAAGAACTCCTGATACGTTACATAGCAGACAGTTTGCTACTTTTCTTGATTTATTGTCTGAGGGAGAGATAGAAGGATTTGCTACAGCATCAAAAGAAGGTAGAACACAAGGCACTACAGCATATAACAACGCTGCATTAAAAGATGTTTTTCTAAACGACACTCCTGTTTTGAAGGCAACAGCTAATTCTGCCAGCCCTGCAACAACTGATTTTAACTTTCAAGATGTAGGATTTACTCCTCGTTTTGGAACTGCGAACCAAACAAAAGTTGCAGGGATAGAAAGCAGTTCTTCCGTAACAGCAGTAGGAGTGACTGTCACTGCATCTACCCCTGTGACTAGGCAGATAACTAACTCTAATGTAGATGCTGTAAACGTAACAATTACTTTTCCTCAGATACAGAAAGCCACCGATAAAGGAGATTTACTTGGATCGTCTGTTTCACTAAAAATTGCTGTTCAGTATAACTCTGGTGGTTTTACTGATATTATTTCTGACACAATTACAGGAAGAACTGCTGATGCGTACCAGAGAGATTACAGAGTGAATCTTACGGGTGCTTTCCCTGTTGATATAAGAGTTACCAGAATTACTGCTGATAGTTCAGATTCTAGTTTACAAGACACTTTCCAGTGGACAAGTTTTGGTGAAATAATTGACGATTCATCGACTTATGCTAACAGTGCTTACGCTGCCGTGCGTTTAGATTCGATGCAGTTTCAGTCAATACCAACAAGAAAGTATCGTATTAGAGGAGTAAAAGTAAGAATTCCTGGTGCTGGTGCAAACAGTTCTGGTACTCCAAGCGTGGACAGTGCAACAGGCAGGATAGTGTACCCAGACGGATATATTTTTAATGGAGTTATGGGTGCTGCTCAATGGTGCTCGTGCCCAAGCATGGTGCTACTGGACTTGCTCACGACCCAAAGGTACGGATTTGGAGATCATATAACAGACAGCAGCCTTGACTTATTCTCTTTTGTAAACGCAAGTAAATTTGCTAATACACTGGTTGATGATGGATTTGGAGGACAGGAAGCCAGATTTAGTTGCAACGTAAATATTCAGAACAGTGGAGAAGCATTTACTTTAATAAATGAATTAGCTGGTGTCATGCGATCCATGCCTATCTGGTCTGCTGGTTCGATAACAATTACACAGGATAAACCCACAGATGCCAGTTATCTATTTAATTTATCTAATGTAGGCGAAGGTGGTTTTAGTTATTCAGGTAGTAGTTTAAAAACAAGACATAGCGTAGTGTCTGTTTCCTACTTCAATATGGATAGTAAAGAAGTAGATTTTGAGGTTTATGAAGATACTGATTTGATCTCTAAAATAGGGGTAGTGATAAAGCAAGTTAAAGCATTTGCGTGTACCAGCCGAGGCCAAGCCAGAAGATTGGCAAAAGCAATCGTTTTCTCTGAAAATAATGAAAGTGAAGTAGTGGCATTTACGACTTCAATAGATTCTGGTGTAGTGGTTCGCCCTGGTACTGTTATCGAAATAGCAGATCCCGTAAGATCGGGAGTTCGCAGAGGTGGAAGAGTTAGTTCTGCCACAACAACACAGATAACTGTAGATGATTCTGCTGCAACTGATTTACCAATAACAAATAATCCAACTTTATCTGTCATATTACCCGACGGAACTGTAGAAACTAAGTCAGTATCAAGTGTCTCAGGTGCAGTTATAACAGTATCTTCTGCTTTTTCTCAAACTCCAAATGCAAACACAGTTTGGATCTTGCAGGATAACACAGTTCAAGCCCAGAAGTTTAGAGTGCTAAATGTTGAAGAACAGGAGGGATTAGTTTATGCAATTACCGCTTTATCTTATGTAAATGAAAAGTACGCATTTATTGAAGACGGTGCGACTTTACCAACAAGAACTGTATCAGTACTGAATCTTCCAAAAGATCCTCCTGCTGCTTTACAGGCTGAAGAAAAGATAGTTGAAATAAATAATCAAGCGGTATCTAAACTTATCGTTAGTTGGCAACCTATTGTCGGTGTTACGCAGTACCAGGTTAACTATAGATTTAATAATGGTAACTTTGTTTCTACAACAGTTTCTTCTCCTGACTTTGAGATATTTAATACTGATATTGGAACGTATGAGTTTCAAGTATTCAGTTATAATGCTGCATTACAAACAAGTGCGACTTCTGCTGATTTAACTTTCAATGCTGTTGGTAAAACTGCATTACCATCAAATGTTACTGGATTGTCAGCCGAACCAATAAATGAAAAATTAGTAAGATTACGTTGGAATTTATCTACAGACATTGATGTTACTCATGGAGGTAGGGTGTATGTCAGACATTCTCCTTTGACCAATGGTAATGGTACATTTACAAATAGTACTGATTTGATTCAAGCGTTAGCTGGTAATACAACAACAGCAGAAGTTCCTTATCTCGAAGGCGAATATATTTTAAAATTCCAAGATGATGGCGGTAGATTCTGTGCAGGAGAAACAAGTGTAATTCTTGAATTACCTGATAATCAAGCTCCACTTATTACACAGACCAGAAGAGAAGATTTAGATACTCCTAAATTTCAAGGAACAAAAACTAATGTTGACTTTGAAAGTGTATTTAATACTATAAATTTAACTGGTGGCGGTAATTTTGATAGTATTACCGATTTCGATACTGTTGGTTCATTAGATGACTTTGGTGGCATTGTTTCTGAGGGAACTTATGATTTTGGAGGAACTGCTGGTGGAGATACTTTAGATTTAGGTGGTGTATTTAGTCTTGATCTCAAACGTCATTTCTTAACAGAAGGTTTTTATCCATCAGATTTATTTGATTCGAGAGGTTTGATTGATGATATTACAGACTTTGATGGTCTTACAGCCACAGAAGTTAACGCTGAAATGTTAGTAAGAGTTACACAAGATGACCCATCTGGATCTCCTACCTATACTGACTTTCAAACTTTTGCCAACGGAACTTATAAAGGTAGAGGATTTCAGTTTAGAGCTAAATTAACAAGTAACGATACTGCACAAGATATTAGAGTTTCTCAGCTAGGCTATACAGCATCTTTACAGAGAAGAACAGAACAAGGTAATGTTATTGCAAGCGGAGCAGGAGCAAAGGCT